CACCATTATAGTTTTCATCTGGTTCTTGTAACTCAACCCATACATTCATTGTTGGTTTAAATGTCATTATTTATCTACCTCCTGATAAATTTCATCATCAATTCTGGTCATTATTATAACCATTGCAGTTGTTAATTCTTTTAAAGATGCTTCTTCCACAACTTGTTTTATGTTTGTCCAAGCACTTTCTTTATGTGTAGCAATGCTTCGCATTATCGCTGGTTTTTTGTCTTCAACATCAGATACAATTGCATTGTTGATAGGCATTATGTTGTTGCCAACTTTATTTTCATTAAGAAATTTTAAAACATTAGGTTTATCTTTAGGCACATATTTTTTAATTATTGTGCCACCCATTTTTTTAGCATCAACAAGGTTGCCAGCCCAATTACCATTTTGATTTGTGTATAATAACATTTTATTCTCCTAGTTATTTGTTATTAGTTGATCTAGAAATACTATAATTTCTGGAAGGTGAATTACCGCGATAGCAAATAATGCCATAGCAATACCGTCTATAATCATTGTCATATTCATTTGCATGTGCCTCCTAGCACTATTTTTATAAAGACGCTTTGTGTGATGCCCATTTCACAAATTTACCCATATCGGCACCGTCTTTTATTCCAAAATGTGAAGCACATTGTTTAAGAGCAGAAGTTATTTCCAATTCTGGACACATTGAAATTAATTCATAAGCTTCATTTAAAGCATTTTCATATTTTGTAGAATTACCCATTTTATATTCTCCATTTGTTAAACTATATAATCAAAATACACCTTATTGGCTTACTTGTAAAGTATTATTTTACAAATAAACCAAATAAGATCAATAAAATATAAGCTTTATGCTACTTCACAACTAAATGGAACTCTTTCCATTAACCATTTTACAGCTTGTGATGGGGTATCGAAATATTCTTCATCACTGTCCAATAAGAATTTTTCATCTTCATATGTGGCTACCCAACCAAGACTTGCAACATTTTCAACATAACATGTTTTCGTTGCATTTGTTGATTTCCACATATCTAATTTTGTTTTTTCAAATTTCATCAAAAATGAATTTATTACATTTTCATTAATTTTTAATTCAATTGTTTCAATTGCATTTATTACTTGATCATAATCTAAATCATTACATTTCATGTAATCCAATGATGCATAAAGGGCTGTTAATGATTTTGTTTCATTTTCAGTTAAACCATTGTTTGTATCATTTGACATTTTTTAATCTCCATTTGTTTATATAATATGTATAATGCTTATCCAATTAAGTGTAAAGTATTATTTTACAAATAAAGCAATAAAGATGGTTGTTCTGGTGTTTTTTTATCATTTGCTGTATAAAAGCATAAATATAAAGGCAAAATATGACTTTCCCAGTTTTCATCAAAGCTAACAAAAGCAAAATTTCAATTTCAAAAGAAATTAGGGAAGTTAACAGGCTACGATTGCAATATGAACGCTCAATGCGAGCGCGTATGTTCAAATTATTTAAACGTGTTGGAAAAGCTTGTGCTTCAGAATATGAAATTAATGAAACAATTAATAAATCATTAATTGATTTGGATAAAAAAATTGGGCAAGAATTGCGTGTTCATTATGGTGAAGTCATAGAAAGATTTGGTAATCGTGTATATGAAAACAGAAAAATGGAACGTTTCGGACAATTACTTTTTCAATTGTATTCACGTGAAGGCGCGCAAAAAGTTGTTGGTATAACAAATGCCACTAGAAAAAGCATATTAAAAGCTATTGAAATTGGTGAAGCTGATGGTTTGGGGGTTGCTAAAACAGCAAAACTAATAAGACAAAGGACAAGTGGTTCTATAGCACGTTCAAGAGCAACAACAATAGCAAGGACAGAAACACATGCCGCGGCTTCATATGCTACACATGAGGCAACAAAAGAATTAGGATTGCCAAGGCAAAAAAAGCGTTGGGTTTCTGTTTCAGATGCAAGAACTCGTAGTGGTCATGCATCGGTAAATGGTCAGGAAGTCGGCATAGATGATATGTTTGTTGTGCCGTACAAAGGAAACCGCATAGAAATGAAATATCCACATGATGGTGGTGGTGGTGCTGGCAACAACATAAATTGCAGATGTTTAGCAATATATTTTACTGATGAAGATAGTTTGTTTGATGATGGTGTAGCCAAACCATTACCAAAACCAATTGCTTTTGTTCCTGTTGAAAAGCCTAAACTTGAGCTTGAAAATATTATGGTGATGAAAAGAAATTCAAAATTCAAACCATCTGATATTACAAATGCATTAAATGATAATATGACTGTATTAACTTTGTCTGTCGCTGAAAAATTGGTAAAACCAACAAGAATAACTGAAGGTCGTGGTGTTTATTATGCCAATGAAAAACATTTAAGCACAGATTTAAATGATTTAACTGCAGTTCATGAATATGGCCATCATGTAGATCATATAATTGGAATTAATGAAGGTACAAAATGGTGGTCAGATGATGGATTGAAAAGTTCCATATTGGCAGATGGCAAAAAAATGGGAATAGCAAAAGGTCAAAGAAACAAAGAAAAAATGTTTGATAAGCAATTTGATGAATTGTTTAAAAAAGTTGAAACCACAAAGAAATTTAGCAATGGAACAACAACAACATATATGAAAACTGTTCCTAAATTTGTAGGTGCTACAATGTTATCTGATATTATTGATAGTTATGCAAAAGGTAAATTTAGAAAAGATTACAATGCTTGGGGGCATACACAATCATATTGGAAAAAACGTCCAACTGGACAACAACATGAAATATTTGCAAATATATATGCCGTACAATCACATACCAAAGCAATCAAATGGTTGAAAAAGTACATGCCAGAAACTTATGCAATTTTTATACAAAAAATGAAGGAAATATCAGAAGATGTTTGATCAAGCACTAAATGAATATATTGATAAATTTGGCCACAAACCAGCAATTGCTGAAGGTCGAGGCAATAATGCAGAAATAGCAATTGAAATGATGGAAGCTGTTTTAAGCAACAAGCCATTGGAGATTTTAAACAATCCAGAAGGGGCTGAATTATAACATATGTTATTGGGGATTAACAAACTATCGAAAATGCTTTATAAATGTGTTATATATGTTTCAAAGTTTTGATTTAGATGATTTAAACTATTTGAATAATGGATTGAGATATCAGTTGATGTTTAGGTCTACAACGAAAGTAAAGAGGGTCAGAATATGGATCACGAAAACCAAATTGATTTAGAAAACTATATTTCTGATCAAGAAGCGAAGTTTGAAGATGGTCGCGTTGATGTGGCCTTTGAAATTAAATCTGAAGAAATAGATGAAGAAAACGGTACATTTCAAGGATATGGGTCTATTTTTGGTAACAAAGACCTTGGAAATGATATAATTGTTGAAGGTGCTTTTGCCAAATCAATTGGAAGAAAAGGTGCAAAATCAGTTAAATTATTATATCAGCATAAATCAGATGAACCAATTGGTGTATTTGATGAAATAATAGAAGACAAAAGAGGTCTTAAAGTAAAAGGTCGTCTTGCAATGGGTACGCAAAGAGGGCGTGAAGTGCATGAATTAATGAAAATGGGAGCATTGGATGGCCTTTCAATTGGCTATCGTGTTGACCCAAAAGGGGTAGAATATGATGATAAAGGCAAAATACGCTATATAAAATCAGTCGACCTTATGGAAATATCTGCTGTTACTTTCCCGATGAACCCCAAAACTAGGGTGGAAGCGGTAAAAGGCACAGATCGCTCAGTACGTGAATGGGAAACATTTCTTCGGGATGAAGGAAACCTATCGCGTAATGAAGCAAAGGCGGCGGCATCAGCCGTTTCCAAGGCACTTGAACAGCGGGATGCTGTAAAAGAGGAAACGCCTAAAGTCCTTGAGGCTTTAACAAGCCTTACCAACATCCTCAAAACTTAAACGGAAAGGGTCTACCAAATGGAAGATCAAGTAAAAACAGCCGTAGAAGCTATGTCAGGTGCTTTTGAAGAATTTAAAAAAGTAAATGATGATCGCTTGGCTCAAATCGAAGCTAAAGGTTCTGCTGATAGCGAAACTGATGCTAAACTTGCTCGTATCGAAGCAGATATGGACAAATTCGAAACCATTAATCAATCTATGACACAACAGCAAAAACACGCTGAAGGTTTCGAAGCAAAGTTAAATGAAATCGAAACAATGCTAAAGCGTCCAGCAAACATGATGGAAGCTAAAGAAGTTGATTTATCCCTTAAAGCTTGGGACAGCTTCATGCGTAAAGGCCAAGACCAAATGGCACCAGAAGAAGTGAAAGCTTTGACTGTTGGCACTGCGGCTACGGCTGGTAACTTAGCACCAGCAGAATATGTAAATGAGTTAATTAAGGTAATTACCGAGATTTCTCCTGTACGTTCTGTTGCTCGTGTTCGTCAAACATCAAATAAAGAAATTGAAGTTCCTAGCAAAACTGCGACTTTCGCGGCGGCTTGGACTGCTGAAGGTGGTACTCGTGCAGAAACTACTGGCTACACAACTTCTTTAAACACTATCCCAACACACGAAATGTATGCTCTTGTAGATATTTCTGGTCAATTGCTTGAAGATAGCGTGTTTGATATTGAAGCTGAAATGAACTCTGAATTTGCTGAACAGTTTGCAAAAGCTGAAGGCGCGGCGTTTATTTCTGGTAACGGCACAAACAAACCAACAGGTATTGCTGATGGCACAACAGTAGGACATCAAGCAACTGGTGCGGCTTCTGCGGCTATCTCAACAGATAACTTAATGGATTTGGTACACGGATTAAAATCAGATTATGCAAGCAATGCAACATTCTTGATGAACCGTTCTACGCTAGGTGCAATCCGTAAATTGAAAGATACTGCTGGTCAGTATATTTTCCAAACTGGCTTTTCTGGTCAATCTGGATTGCCAAACACAATTTTAGGTTCACCATATCTTGAGTGTCCTGACATTGCTGACGCGGCTTCTGGTGCAAAATCAGTATTCTTTGGCGATTTCCGTCGCGGATATATGATTGTTGATCGTGTAGCTTTATCAGTATTGCGTGACCCATATTCACAAGCTTCAACAGGAAACGTGCGTTATATCGCTCGTCGTCGTGTTGGTGGTGAAGTTGTATTGGCTGAAGCAATGCGCGTTCTAAAGCACGCTACATCATAATAATAGTTGGGGGACTTATGTCCCCCTTCTTTTCACATAGGGAGTACCCAAATGAAAATTACTATGACCAAATCATCAATCGGTATTACTAGAGAAGATGGTGCTGAAACAGCAACTTACGAAAATGGTAAAGAATATAAATCACAAGGTAAGTGGCAAGACGAAATTTTTAAAGGCTTCATAGACATGGGAATGGCACATGAAGTTGGAGGCAATGCACCAGTTAAAGAAACAAAAGCTGTGCGTGCTAGGACTGCATCTGGGAAACTTAAAGCAGACGACCCAATAACAACTGATTACAATGAAGCATGGGTAGGTGGTAAATCACCAGCAAAGGCTAAAAAGAAAGCTAAATAATGGCAAGAAGTATTCCATCAGGCATAGCGAGTGCTATTACCAATGCATCTACTAGGCCATTTTACGCTGTTGATTTATTATTTGATGCACCAAATCAATTATATTTTCATACAGGTATAGGTAATAAAACCATTGGAAGCGTCACATATCAAGGCGTTGGTGATTTATTAAAAATAAGTGCAATAGATGAAACCAATGATTTAACTGCATCTGGAGCAAGCTTAAAGCTTAATGGTTTAAATTCTACATTATTAATTAGGGCATTAGCTGAACCATATCAAAATAGAATTTGTAATATTTATTATGGTGAAGAAGGTAATAGTAACCTTATTTTTCTTTTTACTGGCCTTATGGATGTTATGACATTTAGTGATGATGGCGAAAAAAGTACAATTGATTTAAAAATTGAAAGCCATTTGAAAAGATTAAAACGTAAGGCAATCTTAAAATATACTAATGAAAGCCAAAGAGCGAGACACCCAAGCGATACAGCAATGTCTTATATAACTGGGTTGCAAGAACAAAGACTTGAATTTGGTAAGGGATACAAAGCTCCAGCCACTTAACCCTAGAAGGGGTAATATGGAATATCAGCAAGAATTTTACCATCAAGTAAAAAAAGAATTACCAGATTTAATTAAATTGCATTGGGAAGAAATAGCACTTAATAAAGATGTTATTAAACTTAATCCAGATTGGGAAGCATACCAAGAAGGTGAAAAGCAAAACAAAATTAAATGCTTTACTGCTAGGCATGATGGTAAACTTGTAGGATATTTTGTAGTCTGCGTTCATAGAAATTTACATTACAAAGATCATTTATATGCTACCAATGATATTATATTTTTGCATCCAGATTATAGAAAAGGATTTATGGGTATAAAATTAATAAAATTTGCAGAAAAATGCTTAAAAATTGACAAAATAAGCGTTTTAATCATAAATTCAAAAACACATAAACCATTTGATGCTATTCTAAGCAGAATGGGTTATAGTCACATAGAAAATGTATTTTCAAAGAGGTTTATATAATGGCTATTTCAATAGGATTTGCATTGGGTGCTACCACTGTAACAACAGCAGTAATTGTTGGTGGTGCAGTGATGATGGCAACTACAATGCTTGTAACAGCCGCTATGATGCCAGATATGCCTTCATTTGATGATAGTTCTTTAGGTAGCAATGGGACAATGGTAAATGCTGTAACGCCCAATGCATTTCACGAAATAGTATATGGAGAAGTTAGAAAAGGCGGCGTAATCACATTTCAAGAAGTAACAAACAATAATCAATATTTTCATCAAGTAATAATCATGGCGGCACATGAAGTTGAAGCTTTGGGTGATATTTATTTAAATGCAGAGCTATCACCAATTAATAGTTCTGGAATGGTTACAAGTGGAACATATGCTAACAAAGTGCATATTTATAAACATTTGGGTGATCAAACTACAGCAGATAGCGGTTTGGTTTCAGCAACAAGTGTGGATAGCAATTTTAAAAATTTGGGATTGTCTTATATATATATGAAGTGTCAATATGACCCAGACGTATTTACACAAGGTATTCCCGTAGTTACCTGTATGGTAAAAGGTAAAAAAGTTTATAATCCATCAAACAATACAACTGCATGGTCTGATAATGCGGCTTTATGTATTAGGGATTATATGACTTCTGAATATGGATTTGATGTACCATCTGCAAATATGGACAATACAACATTTATTGCGGCTTATAACGCTTGTGAAATTTCATTAGGCAGTGGAGCAACAAATAAAATGAAATGCAATGGTTCATTAAGTTGCGGTGTAGACTTTGAAGGTAATTTAGGTAAATTATTAACAACTTGCCAAGGTACATTATATTGGTCTCAAGGTTATTGGAAATTAAAAGTTGCAGTATATAACACTCCTTCAGTTACATTTACAGAAGCTAATTTAAGAGGCCAAATTGGTGTTCAAACAAAATCTAGCAGTTCAAGCCAATTTAATAAAGTACAAGGTCAATTTGCAGATAAAGAGCAAGAATA